GGGGGATATCCACGGTGATCATGAATAAGCGTGGAAATCCCTGCCCCAAGTGTTTACCGTTTGTTGGTAAGATACTGATCGATGATGTATGGAGCGGTGGAAGCGCAAAGGACGGACCATATCCCCTGATGAGCTCGGCAATAGCAGCGGGGCTTTATCATCCACGGTGTAAGGATAGCCATACGACATATTTTCCGGAACTGGAGGATCTGGACAATGAATACAGTAAAAAAGACATAGAGGATATTGATGAACAGAACAGAAAGGAAGCCCGACAGCAATATGCAGAGAGACAAGAGAAGAAATTCCACAGATTAGCGTTATTTTCGTTGGATCCAGAGAATAAAAGCAAGTATCGTGCTAAGGAAAAAGAATGGAGTCAGGAAACCGAAGTCCGGTATAAAGTTCCTGATGAGGTGAAAGTGCCGAGATCGGATACTCCGCAGATCATGATCGATTTAGTGGATCAGTACACGAAAGATGAGTGCATCAAGATAGATGAACTGTCAGAACATGCATTTTCATACGATCCAGATACGGATATGATAATTATTAATCAGAAACATCCCTTATATGATGAGGAAAATTATAAGGCTGTACTGGTCCATGAAATAGCCCATAGAATCGACCATAATGAATATGGTAGTCCTATGTATGCTGAATTTGTAGAGTCAATAAAGAATACAGAAAAAGGAGTATTGCAAGAAAAGGAGAAGTATCAGCAGAGACTTGCTGTGAGTGGCGATTTAGAGTACAATTACTTCATCAGTGATATAATGTCATGCATGACAGATAACGTGATTGCCGGAGCATATGGACATGAATCACAGTACATAGGTAAACCCGGATATGCGGAGTCGGAGATATTTGCGGACGTATATGCTGCATTGTATCAGTCGGATGATATAACTGTAAAATTCATAAAAAGCGAATTGCCAGAGCTATATGAAGCATTTATGAAAGTGCTAAAGAGGTAATTATGTTCAAAAAAGAATTTGTTGAAAAAATGAAAAACGATGAGGAACTGCAGGAGTTGCGCAGGAAAGTATTATCTTTCTCCGAAAAAATGGGAGATGCCGCATACATCATCGGAAAAGATAAAAGCTATGAGGATTATAAAGAACGTTTACGAAGAATGGTAAAAGAACATGAAGCCACCGGTCAGTAGATTGGTGGTATTTTTATCTCGAAAAAAGAAAATTGCACCGGTGCAACAAA